ATGGCCATATAAATTATTTAGCTAGTGACGCTGGCAAGCAAGCAGCTATTTTATCTAAAGTTGAAAAGTATGGATCGGATTTCAGAACACATGAAAAGATAAAACGACAATATACAATGACCCGACTGTATGGTTGTGATAGTTATTGTAGCACAGAAGCATTTCAAATAAAATACAAAACGTCTAGTTTGCTAAAATATGGAACTCCAAATCACAAACAATTAAAATATATTGACGTTATTGATAAGACTACAGATGTTGATTATTTGTTAGATCAACATAGCAATCACAAAATGTCTTTTGTTGAGATATCTAATAATCTGCTAGGTATGGATCCGTCAACGTTAATTACCAAAATTCGCAAACAATATCCAGAATTTAAACCTCACAGGTACCCGACGTCAGTGGGTGAAAAACAAGTATCCCAATTTTTAACCGATAATGCTGTGGTGTGCGTTGTAAATGACAGGACTGTAATAGCTCCTCTAGAGCTGGATATATACCTACCAGACTACAATTTGGCGATAGAGTATTGTGGGTTATACTGGCACAGCGAGCAGCAAGGCAAACACAAAAGGTACCATGAGTCTAAGTATAAAAAATGCAAAGAATTGGGTATTCAGCTAATTACACTATTTGAGGATGAGTGGTTAGATCGTCAGGACCAAGTCAAGCGTAAATTGCTGCATTTAACTAACCAAAATAAAGTTAAACTTTTTGCTAGGAACACCACTGTTGTTTTATTAGATACAAAACGTAAGGTTCAGTTTTTTGACGACAATCATATACAGGGATCTGGTCCTGGAAGTATAACATATGGGTTGGTGTTTGGCGATCTAGTTGTTGCTGGGATGTCATTTATCAAACAACACAATGGTGAGTTTGTATTAAATCGATATGCTACAAGCACTACCGTAGTTGGTGGTTTTGGCAAATTATTAAAGTACTTCCAACAAAATAATAGTTGGAATACCCTGGTATCCTTTGCAGATTTAAGGTGGAGTGTTGGTAATTTATATACCACTACTGGATGGGTGTTGGACTCTATACTACCTCCGGATTATAGTTACTCTCCTGATGGTCATAAACGATACCACAAATTTAATTATAGACGTAAAAACTTGCACACATTATTAAAAAACTTTAATCCGGAGTTGAGTGAGACTCAGAACTGCAACAACAATAATGTTTTACGTATTTGGGATTGTGGTAAGCTGAGGTTCAAACTAATTAACTCCCAGTGATAAATACCCTCATATTTGAGGAATGTGATGTATGGCTAATCCAATGGGAAATATGACATTTAAATGTCAAGCTGCTGCTGCGAAGAATCAATCTGATAAAGTTAATTTTACCAGCGCACTCAGTAAAGTTGGGAATCTCAATATTCTTAATAGTGTTGGATTGGGGTCTATAGGCTCAGGATTACGCACACTGGTTAGTGCATCAAACTCTATCAACACTGGATGTGGTACACTACCCTCATCTATCGGAGCTTCTTTAGAGTCTGGAGTTAATTGGGTATTGGGGGCTGTAGGTATCCCAGCATCAGCTATAGCTGCAGTAAACAACATTAATCCTCAAATGGCAAACCTAGCACAAGGTCAAGCTATGCAGATTTACAATAAAGTTGCGAACGGCAACTTTAAACTATCAGATATTCCAGGATCTATTGCGGATTTACAGAATTTAGAAAAGCTGGCAAATGGTATATACCCAATACCTGGTATAGGTAGCAATGCGGTGTCTGTGGAGTGTATAGATTCAGCATACGCCCGAGATATTGCAGCAAATGCACCCAAATTTAAATTTTTATTTATAGTGCAGTTTGTATTCGCTGATCCCTATAACAAACTGCACGACTTTGCATTTATGGTTAAAAAATCTACCAGACCTACAACAAAATTTACAACTGAGGATGTTAATTACTACAACTTTCGAACTAAGGTAACGACTAAAACAGAATTTGAAGAAATGACAATGTCTTTCCATGATGATAATGCAAATAATACTATGAACTTCTATAACGCTTATAGAAACGCAATATCACCAGTTACTAATCTAGATGAGAACACATTTTTTACAGCAACTACCGAGCAAGGTATGGACTTCACATCAACCGTATCTAACGCTACTGGGCCTACTAAAGCTACTACTCAGTCCACGACAACACCATTAATACCAGTCCTGCCCGCTATACCGCCTAGTATTGGTGGTGTTGGCGTCCCGGCGATCGAAACAATTAACGGTTTTGCATCAGTCCCCAATCCTGTTAGTACTCAACTTGGTACTAGCAGCATCCCTGGACTCATATCCCCCATTAACATTGCAGGTCCAACGATATCGGGGGTATCTGGACTTCAGAGCATGGCACCCAGCATCCCAGGATCCACAACTACAACCACAAGTAGAGCTCTACCTCCAACTGGTCCAGGCATCCCAGTCAATAAATACACAGCGTCACGCGGACCTTTAGCCAATGATAATCTAGGTGTAATAACTCAGATTAAATTATTCCATATATACGACTATGGGCAAAAAACCAACGTGTATCAGTTCTTTAATCCTAGGATAACCTCGCTAGACCTGGATGATCTAGATATGTCAGCTGGATCTGAGTGTAATGAGCTGACGCTTAAATTTAACTACGATACTGTATATATCCAAACAGATGTTTCATTGAAGAGTGATTCCACGGGTGTTACAAATTCTAATGTTATGCCTAATCAGGCAGGTGCTAGATACCCTCTACGATATAATGGTACTGCTGGAGCTATGGATTCTGCACATACGTCTCAGTTAGCATCAGCCACACAACCGGCAGCTTGTGGTATAAATCAAACTAATACTGCCGGAGCAGCCGGCACATCTGCTATTCAGGCAGCATCCGCCGCCCTAAATAATGTTGGCAGTAGTATCAGTAGTGGAATATCCAAACTGTTTGGTTAACCATGGCTACTAACTTTAAACAAGGATTGTATACGGTAAAACATCCCCAAAAATATATAGGTGATGTAACTAAAGTTAGATATATGTCGTCGTGGGAGTTAAATGCATTTAACTTCCTCGATGGAAACCAAAACGTGTTGCAGTGGAGTAGTGAAAATATTGCAATACCGTATATTAAACCTACAGATGGTAGAGTTCACAAATACTATCCAGATCTGTTGGTTCTATACAAAGACCGTCACGGCCAAGAGCATTGGGAATTGATTGAAATCAAACCATCAACTCAGCTAGTGGTGTCACGATCAAAATCCCCAAAAACTAGAATGTTTCAAAACCTAACACTAGCAGTTAATAAAGCTAAGTGGGATAGTGCAGAATTGTGGTGTGAACACCAACGCAAAAATGGTATGGATGTTAAGTTCAAGTTGCTAACCGAAAAGCAGGTATTTTCGTAACATAAATACCTAATTATACACATTAAATAACATGACAACTATTAACTCAACAAAATTCATTGAACACCCTTTGGAAAACTTTTTTGATATTGAACCTAATACTACTATAGTAGAATATAAAGAACTAGTACCCACGGAAATACCAGAAGCTCCTGGGTATGATGAAAAAGATCAAGACATAGAATCACAGTTGCAAACTATATACGACAGTGCAATGGCTAGTGTTGAGACTCTCACGGACGAAATCGGGATAGTGGAAGGTAAATACAAAGCTAGAATGGGTGAAGTTAGTGCAACGATGTTGTCGGTTGCTTTAAATGCTGTTAACGCCCGTGCCCACTTAAAAATGCATAAAGATAAACTCACTCCCACAAGAGCAGTACCTACAGGCCCTCAAAATATCACAAACAATCTTAACGTAATGACAGACCGAAACGATATTATACGACTACTACATAGTGTTAAATAATTATATAGTATCCCTTTGATTCCTTTTAATAAATAAAGGTCACACTGTGGAGAAACATCATCGCAAAAAACCCTTATCTCAAACGTGCACACGAACAGCATGAATACACCCCAGAACAGATATTAGAAATCAAAAAGTGTATGGACGATCCGGTATATTTCATACTGACGTATTGTTATGTACAACACCCAATAAAAGGGTCTATACCGTTTGAATTATATGGGTACCAAAAAACACTCATTAATTCATACAAGAACAATGTGTCTAATATTGTACTATCCGCAAGACAAACAGGTAAGAGTACCACTTCTACAGCATACCTAATGTGGTTTGCAATATTCCATTCGGACAAAACCATCCTTATAGCCTCCAACAAAAACGACAACGCTATGGAGATGATCACTCGTTGTAAGTTTTTTTACGAACGATTACCACATTGGTTAAAGCCTGGTTTGACTGATGATTACTCAAAACATAGTATAGGGTTTGATAATGGATCTACCATTGTATCGTGTGCAACGTCTGAAAATTCAGGTCGTGGTTTGTCAATTTCATTATTGTTTCTTGATGAATTTGCTCACGTTCGGGAGAGTGTAGCTAACGCATTCTGGACCTCAATCAGCCCAACACTAGCTACTGGTGGTGCAATTATCATATGCTCAACACCAAATGGTGATACTAACTTGTTCGCTGAGTTGTGGAGGGGTGCATCCCTCGGTGTAAATGGGTTTGCTGCTAATGAAGTTAGATGGGATGAACCGCCTGGTCGTGATGAAAAATTCAAAGAACGTGAGATGGCAAAAATAGGGGAAATAAAATGGCGTCAGGAATATCTATGCCATTTTCTATCAGACGACCCACTACTTATAAGCACTATAACGTTAGCAAACCTCAAGGGACTGCTGAAGGATGTTAAACCTATTGGGACTATTGGGGAAATTTTATTTTATAAAGAACCAACACAAGGATCGACGTATTTAGTTGGTATGGACGTTGCAACAGGAACGGGTAAAGATTTTACAACTCTAGAGGTGTTTGATTTTCCATCAATGGAACACGTCGCTGAATGGCGATCTAATACTACATCATCACCCGTTGCCTATCAAATACTAACAAAATTGTTGCGGGTCCTCGAGCGCACCGGGTCTACTGTATACTTTAGTGTAGAGGCTAATGGTGTGGGGGAAGGAATTATTGCTCTATATGAAGCAGATGAAAACCCACCCAACAATTCTGAATTTGTATCTGAGGATGGAGCTGAAAGATCAGGTATGACCACTACAGGAAAGTCTAAGATGCGATCATGTTTGATGTTGAAAGACTTGCTAGAAAAAGGCACGCTGCACATTAAATCAATTCTATTAATCGAAGAACTACAATCGTTTGTTAGACGAAATACTACATATGATCACAAAATAGGGGCCACCAGCGATTTAGTTTGTGCAGTGTTAATTGTTATGCGTATACTAGAATCAATTGCGTCATTCGATCAAGAGGCGTATGATGCATTATACTCTAGCGCGTATCAAAATAATGGGGTAAATGGAGACGGTGAATGGGACGATTCTGATTGTGCAATGGATTTTTTAATTTAAAACATGTCAAAGAAATTAACTACTGCAGAA